GGGTTTTAAGGCAGGGAAGTTTAAAATAGATATGGACAAGATTAAGAGTATTGATTACAAAAGATTTATAATGTTTACAAAGATGATATTAAAATTAAATCAAGAAATATCAGATAAAAATGTAAACAGATAGAAACGTAAAATAATGTTTCTATATTTAGAGCGTCAATTGAATGGTCAATTGGGATAAAAACAAAAAGGATAAAATAAATTATGCCAATAAAGAGAAATAACTTGAACGCACTTTACAGTGCAATGGATTCACTTAACATTAACAAGAAGGACAAGCAGAAGTCTTATGAAGTCGAAGGCTTGTTTAAGCCTAAGATGGGTGCAGACGGTAAGTTTACTGTCGTTCTCAGATTCCTTCCAGCACATCCGGATGAAGAAATTCCTTGGGTAGAAAACCGTTCTCACATGTTCCAGCTTGCTAACGGTTCATGGTTCGGTTGTGATTGTGCTAAGAAGTGGAATGATCCATGTCCGATTTGCGATTACAATGCAAAGATTTGGACAAAGTATGGTAGAACTGATGAAGCACGTATGCGTGTTAAGGATAAGTGGAAGCCAAAGTTCTATTCTAACGTTTACATCGTTAAGAATCCAAATGCTCCAGAAACAGAAGGTCGTGTTTATAGACTTGAATACGGTCGTGCAATTATGAAGTTCATCCAGGATGCAATGGCTGACAAGGATGATGCAGAACTTGGTGTAATTCCAGGTATTAATCCGTTCTCCTGGTGGGGTCCGAATGATAAGGCAGTTCTTGATGGTGAAGATAAGGCTGGTGCAAACTTTGTTTGGGAAGGTATTAAGGGTTCTAACGGTCCTAACTACTCTACCTCGCACTTCAGCAATCCACGTAGAATGTGTAAGCTCGGTCAGGACGGTAAGCTTGTTGAAATGACTGACGCAGAACTTGACGTCGTTGAATCTCAGCTTTATACCTTGAAGGATATTGAAAAGCAGAAGGATCAGATGCGTTCTTATGAAGACATCCTTAAGTTCTATAAGACAAAGGCTGGTGAAGATTTGTTTGCAGAATTTGAAGATGGTACTGATTATACAGCAACAGTAAATACTGGTAAGACAGTCGATGCAGATGATGAAGGTATGTTTAGTTCTCCTGCTCCAAAGAAGACAGTTCAGACTCCAGTTGAACAACCTGATGAAGAACCTGTTTTCGAAGCAAGTTTCGAAACTCCAAAGACAACTTCAGTTTCTTCTCCAGTTCAAGAAGCAGAAGATGAAGATGACTTCTTTGCAAAACTTGCAAATGGTTAATTTTTAATTCTCCGAAATAAAAAATGTAAAACATAAGATGTAAAAGTCTTATGTTTTATTTTAGGATTTTTATTATGACAAAAAAGAAAACAGAAGATAAAAAAGTTGATTTACAGAGAGCTAAAGATATTGCAGAAGTAATTGGAACACTTTCACAGTTTACACCAAGATTCGATGTAGAGAACGTTCCATTATTTTCAAGAACATTCCTTCTTAAGAATATACTTGGATTTACAGAAGAAGAAATCATAGAAAATGATAAACTTATTAATGAAGAATCACAAGCAATTCTTGCAACTTTAGAATATCTAAAAGGTACAGCAAATCAGGTAATTCCTGAAAATAAAACAACAAAAACTAAGAAAGTAAAGGTAAATTAAAATGATTGATACAAATAGTATGTATGGCAGTGTTCAGGAAGAACAGGATTCGTTTGTTCAGCTTCAGAAGCAACTCAAGCAAAAGATTGAAGGCCAAAAGTTGACCGCGGAAGAAATTCAGCTTCCAGATTTTCCAGAAGAATATATTGAAGCAACAGCTCTTGAAACTATGTATAATATGCAGGAAGCACTTCAAAATATTCTTGCTGCAAAGCGTGGTACTCTTGCTCCAACGAACAAGGAAGATAATCATCAGAATGCAAAGCGTTCAGGTTATTTCATGATGAGTACAGTCACAGAATTGTTTGAACTAATGGAACAGCTTGAAAAGGACAATTTTGAAGTTACCGCAGAAGGTAAGGCTGAAGCAGTTGATGCATTACACTTCGTTTATAACCAGCTGCTCTATCTTAAGTATCGTCCGAAGATGACTCTTCAGAAGTTCTATGATATTGCTATTGAAGATACTAAGACTGGTACTATTGGTTCTAATAGCCTTCAGTATCTTATCGGTGATTTTATTGTCGCGGTCGGTGACTTGTATCAGAATTGTGCATCTTATAAGGATTGGAAGACTTATTCTGAATGGAAGGAAGATCCTCTTAAGATTCAGGAACTCGGCGACAAGATGTTTATCAAGTTTGTGAAGATTTTTGTAAATCTTGGTATGACACCAGCTGAAATCTATAAGTGTTACCGTGATAAGAATATCGAAAACGTAAATCGTCAAAAGACTGGCGGAAGATACGAAAAGTAATTAAATTCCAAAAATTTCAATTTAAAAGGAAAGATTTTAACGATCTTTCCTTTATTTTTTATAAATATAATAAATTGAAAAATTGAGGAGAAACAATGAATTTGAATGAAGCAAGAAGCATTCTCGGTAACTGTGGATATTCATTTTTGAAAGAATCTACAGAATTATCTAGGGATATTGTGCTTAAGTTCGCTAAGCAATTAGCACATCAAGATAAAAGAATTGGCCTTGTTAAAGGAAAAAATCCAGAAGATGGTGACTTTGATATAATTGTTTATTATAATGACAATAAGGTTAAAGTTGCATCTTATAAGGGTTATGAAAATGCTGTTTATGTAAGGGAATTCAAGAGTTCTTTATCTGGAATGGAAGCAAAGAAAGTTGAAACCTTAGAAGACTTACGTTCTTTTATTGATTCTACATTGAAATATATGGAAAAATATAAAGAAAACAATAATAATCAATACAAGACAAGTGTTAATGATATTGAAAATGATAAAGAAGAATGGGCTAACAACATAGAACAAAACGAATCCTTAAAAATTAAAAAAGCATTAAAGCTTCTTTCTGAATGCGGATATTCAATTAAGGGTGATGCAAATCTTAACGAAATGTCTCGTGCATCTGACCGTGTTCTTGGTCATGATTCTGCAGAAAACTTGCTTTATATGCTTGCTGACTGGAAGAAACAGTATGATAGAACTGGTAAGAATGCTACATTAGGTCAATTAGTTAAATTCCTTCAAGAAAATGATATTAGCTGGGATTTAATTAATAGTTTTAGCATCCCAGGTTTACCAAGAACTGAACCGGCTACACGTTCATCTAAGAGAATTGACCTTGAATTAATTATTTCTGTTCTTCAAGATCAACTTGAACTGGAAGTTAGTGACGTTCGTAACCGTGTTGACTTAGGTAAAGATGATTATGATAGATTAATCGACACCTTCTGGGATTATTATGAAAAGAATCGTGATGGTGAAGATGTTTCTGGTATTGTTGATTCTGAAAATTTCCAGGCACTCATTAGATTGTTTGCTGAAGAACCAGATACTGCAAGAGAAGTTTTTGGTAGAAACTTTGACAGAGCTAATAGCAAGTTACAGAGATTCATTAATCCTGATTCCCCAGCTGCTTTGATTGGTGAATTCTGGGATTGGTATTATGCTAAGAAAGCTGGTCATGATGTTGATTTTGATCCAGAAAAGGCAGAAAAGATTGCTGACTTGCTTGAAACTCCGAATGCTAAGGATGAAATTTTCGGCGGTAGCGGTTCTTACTTTACTGTTCTTAGAACAATTAGCAACATTCTTGGTAGACAGCTTGGTCAGAGAGACGCTGACTTTGACTACGATTCATTAGGTGGTGAATTGTCTCTATAATTTTAGATTTACCAAAATTAAATTAAAAGGGTTGACAAAAGTCACCCTTTTTACTATTTTTATATAAAAAACAAGGAGATAAAATAAATGTTTGCACTTGCATGGACATTGGCAGGATTACTTGCACTTTATATTATTTGTAGTTGTATTAAAACATGTGTAAAAACTGCAACTAGAAATAAGATTATAAATACGCCAATTCAAACAGAACGAACTCTTCAGTCTAAAGAAGAAATTATTAATACTTTATTTGATAATGGAGTTGAAAAGTTTTTCAAATATAATGGTATGACTTTTTGGATTTATAAGGAATCTAAAAATTATTTTCAGAAATATAATATTGCAGACGTTAAGAATAAAATTGCAAAGAATTATAATGATCTTAAATCTAAGCGACCAAAAGTTACAGATTATTTTACGGTAATGACTATAAATGAAAAACGAGAATTATGCTGGGAGTTCAAACCGATTGATTTTGATGCATATATTCCACCTAAGTCGTCAAAAGATATTTGTATAGATGAAATTAATAAGTTAATCAGTAAGAATTAAAATAAAGACCAGATGAATGTCTGGTCTTTTTCATATATATTTAAAAAAATTAAAATAAATTTACGTTTAATAAATAAGAAAAAAGAAAATACTATATTTGTTATTGATTATGAGAGTAATACAGACAATACAAAATCAATATGATAATATAATGAAACCATTGGTATGGTCTGATAAAGTTGCTAAAAATTTTATAAAGTGCATTAAGAATCCTATTGTAGTAGAAAAAAAAGATATGATACCACAATGGAAGATTTGTACGGTTAGTGACACTAAAAGAAGAACTGAAAGTATGGTTTCTACTGATGTTTTAATTTTGGATTTTGACGATCCAAATTATAGTATAAAGGAATTTGAAGATAATTTTAGAGAATATTTTTATGTATTACATACTTCACATTCTTATGATGGAACAAATCAAAAGTTTAGAGTATTTTTGTTTCTTGACAAGGAATATGATATAAATAAAATGTTTTTTAAATGTTATAACCAAGCATTTAGCCCATATCATTTTCTTGTAAAATATTTTCCGCATGCAGATAAAGCCAGTTTTACAAGATGCCAATTTTTTAAAGTTCCGGCAATAAAATATAAAGGCGCACCGTATTATTATAATTGTCACAACGGTAAATTATTCAATCCGTCCATTGCGATAGGTTTTGAATATAAGATGGCTTATGAATATTGTGAAGAAAAACAAGAAGAACATCTTAAGCAACTTGAAAAGAAAGCAGAGATGTTTCGTAAGTTACGTGGTTCTGTTGATTTGACACATGCAAAACAATATATAACAGAGAAGATTGAAGCATGTGAATCAGGAAGCAGACATATGCAGATTTTAGGTCTTGCTTGTTGGTTTAAAAAGATTGGTGGAACATTTAAGGAATTTGAAGAAATAATGCCATCATGGGCAGATAAAGGTTTTCATAAGCAAATGGACCATATCAGACATGAATGGGATAGATTTAGGTAAGTATGAGAGACGTATATCAACAATTATGGGAAGCATTTAGCGATATTTATTTTGAAGAAGTTCCGCATAAATATACCGATAGTTTTGGAACTAAATATACATCAGTTACTACATTTGTTGGTCAACTAGAAGAAGAAAAAGATTGGAATCTTATTGCAGAAAAGGCTATCAATAAGAAAGACAGTCAATATAAAGGAATGACTGTTGAACAGGTCAGAGGTCTTTGGAAAGCATCAGGCGACTATGCATGTCAGTTAGGAACTTATGTCCATAGTGTCATGGAACTTGGTTGGCAAAATAAGGAATTTTATCCTGATGAGAATGTTCTTGCAAAATATCCTGGCATGAAGGAAGATTTTGAATATAGAAAGCAAAGATGTAAGAAAGCATTGGAGATTTTAAAAGAACGTTATATTCCTATCAAGAATGAAACAATTGTTTATGACCGTGATTGGCAGTTATGTGGAACTATTGACTTTCTTTGTTATAATAAACATAAGAAATGTATTTCAATCCTTGACTGGAAGACAAACAAGAAATGGGATTTCAATAATAGGTATCAAAAACTTAGAGCTCCATTCAATATGATGGATGATTGCAATATTAACCATTATGAATTACAGTTAAATACCTATAAGGCAATTTTGGAAAAACATACAGATCTTAAAGTCGGTGAAATGTTGTTAGTTCAAATTCCAAATAAGGAAAAAGAATTAATAGAAACACATAAATGTAAAGACTGGCAGAAAGTATTAGTTCCATATTTAGACAGTTTACATAAAAAATAAATTATATATAAAAAATAATATAAAGGTAAAATAATGAGAGTATCAGAAGTACAACTTACTAATTTTCAGTTACAGCAGCTTTTTGAAGAATTCAATCCGCGTTTGATGGCTGATGGTATTAACGTAAAGTATTCTTGGTTCATGTATAAGAATTGTGAAGTTATGGCTCCGCTTTACAATCAGTTGATGAATGAACTTTATGATGAACGTAGAGAACCAGATTTTCCTGCTATGTTTGCTGAAGGTCAGGCACTTATTGAAAAGTATCGTGACCGCGACGCAGAAGGTAAGGAAGTTAACGACAAGGCTGGTAATGCACAGTTTACACAGCATAAGGACGAATATCTCAAGGAATATCAAGCTTTGAGAGAAAAGTATAAGGAATTGTTCGAAAAGATTGACAAGAAACCTGAAGTTAACCGTGAAATTTTCATGAAGAATGTTAAGTTCCAGGCAACTCAGTTGGAATTGTCAGAATTCCCGAATAATACGAAGCCTTATATTATTGGTCTTCTTGGCTATTAATATTAACTGAAATAACAAATAAAAACCGTCTTTCAACAGACGGTTTTTTATTATAAATAATGTAAGATGATAACTAATAAAGATATCTTTAATATAAACAAGGTTGCAATACCTTTTACTAAGAAAGAGCTTGAAAACGTAATTAACCAGACTGTAACGAATGGTTATGTTTCAACTACTTATGATAATTTAATTCAAACTTTAGAAGAAATTGCTCGTTCTAAGGAATTTCCGGTTATTTTGAATCCTAATGAGATTTTTAAATCTTCTAACAATCCGTTAATTAGAGATGACGTTTTGATTAGGGTTGAAGGGATGCAGACTTATGCAGAATTTGTAGATAACGTAATTCAGGATGCAGACGGTTACGCTTGGACTAATTTTATGACATATTCTGAGGTATTCAAGGATGATATTAAGAAATTAAAAACTCTTGCTTATAAGAAGTTCTTGTGGAATTATCATAATATCGATACTTGGTTCTCTGAACACAATATTGGCTTGATTGATGATGAAAAGAATAATCTTGTAGGCGATTTCGAATTATTTAAAGAAAGAGTTTTAATGACAGACGACTATGAAACATTTATTGAATGCTGCAAAACAGAAGATGTAGAAAACGCAGTCAAGTTCGTTATAAAGAATGGTTGTGCATTGTTAAAGAAATATAAGGTTGAATTGAATAACCATATTAGTATTGATAATAAGAGACAGACAACCGTTATGTTAAAGAATCCTATTATTACAAAGATTTTCTTACAATCGTCTGCTGCTTCTCGTTGCAAGAAAGACTGGCCAAAGATTAAGTTTACTACACTTGACAAGAAATCATTTGATACTATTGGTATTTGGGAAGTTTAAATATGGCATTTAAAAGAAAAGACTCTGTTACTCAAGAAGGTGGTTTTAGAAGATTTAATGCCATCAATAATATGGTTACTGCTGATTATTGGCAGTTTAAATATGTTACAAAAGATATAAATCGTCAAGACCAAACAGAAACAGGTGCAGAAGTTTGGCCAAATCCTAAAGATCCAGATTCACCTTATGATAGACCATTTGGTGATGTTTTAGGAACTATTTTCTTTGATGCTTCGTCAACTTTAATTTACATGAATACATCTATTGCTGATGTAATTATTGATACAACCCCACCGAAATTCGTTGGTGAAGATATACAATATACTACATTCCAGCAAGACCATGTTTGTAAATTAACGATAGAGTCTGATACTTTAATTGACGTTTGCCAATTAGTAATAAAGAATGGTGATGATATTCTTTATCGTTGTTTAAGAAATTCCGATAACGGTGAACAAACAAAATCAGATAAGATTTCTAATATTTCTTATATTAAATCTGGTAATACTTATGTATTGTCATTTACTATAAAGAAAGGTAATGAAGAAGCCTTAAATACTAACCAGATTACAGTAGAAGTTTGGGACATTGCTGCAAATAAAGCAACATATACTACATCTGGTAAATGGGAAAATCTTAAAACTCCAGATATATTACAACATCTTATAATTGAATTTGTCGATGTAGAACCAAAAGATAAGAT